ACTAAGTAGTCTGCTCTTAATATACTACTTTCCATACCCTCTTCATTTTGGTATTGGATTCTAAATCTATATTTTGCCTTTGTTGGTATCCCTTGTGTTGGATCATTAGATAATACTTGTTCCCCAAATTCGTTTGTTGTAACATAATCTAAATTCATAGGGACTTCGGTTAACCATACACCATCATCATCAATTATTTTACCTCCTTCAGGTAAATTATATTGTTCTAGTATTGGTCTACCATTAACATCATAATCAATTGTTTGTCTAATTGCTAAAATTTTTCCTGAAGCAGAAACTAAATCACATAGATTTCCTGTGTTTCTTTTTGGCTTACAGTTTGTTTTTAGAAAATCTTCATCTGCGGTAGAGAAAATAGAACCCATAAATACCGCTTGTGGTTTTATTTCTATTCCAACATCTCTTAAATCAAAATCAACCCTTGTAATTCCAATGTCACAAAGATCCTGTTCACCCCAAAATGATGTTACGTCAGCATCTTTCTTTATATTAATTATTTGTGGTAAAGAAGCTAAATCAGTTGATGATTTAAATTGATCCCCATTAAACTGTTCGGGAGATGCCATTCCCATTCTTATTAAATCCGCAGGTCTTAAAGAGAAACAACCAATGTTTGATAAATCTAAATCTAAAACAACTGTTTGTATTCCAAGAGGAACTCCAATAATCATGAAGTCACCACTCTCATTAGTTTTAACTGTAAATTTGTAGTATTTTTCGTATACCTCAAGAACTTCTTTTCTTGTTAATATGTCTTCTCTGTCAGGAAATGTACCTGTTGGTGTGTGTCCTCCATATTCTTGAACGTAAGGTAAAAGATTATATCTATATCCATCCTCATTTTTATCTTCAAGTGTTTTATATGGGTATAATGTTGATATTACAATATCGTCTTCGTCTTCAGGCTTTAATGGTACAAAAACAGATACTGTTGCGTTTGGTATTCCGTATCCACCATTAACAATTACTCTTCCTGCAATAACACCGTAGTCAGCACAGAATCTTGTATATACATCATCTTGTCTTAATTTTAATGATAAAATTTCAAGAAAATCAAAATCCTGATTAACATTAATTCTTATGTTTTTGTCTACTCCCGGCTGTGTTCTTATTCTATAACTTTTAGTCATTTGCCTTTTTAAAAATAAATAGTTATGTTCCTATTTTTTAAAAATAGGTGTTATAGAAATAAAATAAAGAATCTTATGAAAAGTCTACGGTTTTAAGACTCTTAATCCTAACTTTAATATCCTTATTATCAAATCTAACTTGATAAATTTGATCTGGTTCTGCAAAAATAGTATCGTCAATTAACCCTATTTCTCTTGTAACTTTATTGACATATTTTTGTGATGTTTCAGATGAAGAATATTGTCCACCAACTTTATTGTATATTTTTAAATCAGATAATGTGGAAACCCCGGCTACGTTTTGTATTAATCTTCTCACATCAGATACGTTAACATTTTGCCCTAACTCTCTATTACCAGGTTCCATATAGTTAGCAACAGAATTAATAATCTCAGTAATAACTTGTCCTTGATTTCTATCTGATTCCATGACTACAAAAATTTCAAATTCCAAATCAACAACTTTTGCAACATCAATAGAAATATAATCGTTTATCATTCTATATTTAGAAAGATATGTTGCCAAATTAGATTTTAAGTTATTTGAAACGACTTGTGTTAATTTACCTGAGGTATCATAAGATAATATCTGAATTCTAATTTTATTATTATTTTCGGTTATTGAAACTTTTGCTGGTGCTCCGAACTTACCCGGCATTGTATCTATTAATGATTTATAATCATTTACTGTTACTGCTCTTTTTTGTGCTGCAAAATTAAAAGACACCATATTTCTAACCTCTTCTGTTGTTGGTGGGTTTGAGCCCCCAATAGCCGCAGTTACATTTGTTATTGATAGTGAGTTTTGTACATTTGTGTTTACTATGTCTGAAGGTCCTGTTATTGAAAAGTCTATAGTACCTACTTGATTAATGACTCCTACGCCAACATTTGTTGCAATACCACCACCTATTCTATATTGAACAAATATTGTGGTGTTTGGTTGAACGGTTAATCCTAATCCTATATTATTTTGATAATTTGCTAAATCTAATTTTATTCCATTTCTTGCAAAATCAGCAAGTTGTTGGTTTGGTGTTTTTGTTCCTCCACCAAATTGTACTTTCATAAACCCTTCAGGTGTATATTCCGTTATAAATCTATTTTCTGTTTTTATATATTTACCAACTTTAACCCCTGCCTTGTCTGTTGGTTTAGTCGGATCTTCAATAAATACAGTATCTTCCGCCAATGCATCTACTTCGTACCATCTATTTTGTGAGCTTAAAAAATCACCGTATGTCGGTATATTAGGGTAGCTAGTTCCGTCTTTTTGTATAATTGATGTTACTCCAAGAACGTTTCTTTCAGGTAAAAAGAAATTAAAGAATGGAACAACATCTGCAGGATTAATAACTCTTTTAAAAACTTTTGTTGTACCATTAACTACAACCTCTCTTTTTGTAATAACATAATTTATAATTTTATTATTAGCATCAAAAGTAGGGACTTTGGTTCTATTTACAAATCCTTCATTATTATACTGTGTTGAGAAGTCAATATCATAAACAGTTTCAAAGGTTGTGCCAGCGCCATTAAATTGTGAACCCGCTCTTAATATACCTAAGTATCTGTAATCCTCACTATCACCTAAAGGTGGAACGACTACTGATATGTCAACAACAGCAACTGAAGGGCGATAACCAGGAATTTTTAAACCATATGTTCTAGCAATATTATAGATTGATGATCTTTGTTGTGCATATTGTAAAACGGTTTCTTGTATACTCCTATCAATGTGAAAATGTAAGTTATCAGCAACCGCAGCATTTAAATCCATTAAAACTGAAAATACAGAAGCATCATTAAAATTTTGTACTAATTCAGGGTAATACTGTTTAGTATAGTTTATCAAGTCTTGTCTTATTCCTTGAAAGTCCCTTGTTGTATAATTTATTTTTTGGTTAGCCATAATTAAATATTAATAATTACGAATTCTCTACTTCCGAAAGCTTTATTTTCATCAGTATAATCGATTTTTAGTTTTGCGGTGTACTCTGCAGTATTTGCACCTGGTATTCTATATATACTTGCTTGCCCTAATAATTCATAATCTAATTGTCCTACAACTTCATCAGTTTCGGTATAGGGTTCTATAGTAATACTATTAATTAACAAATTTGGTATATATTTAGCCACTTGTTCTTCAATGTCTGATTTTATGTTTTCAAAAGTTTCCCCGTCTAAAGGTTCAAAAATAAATTCATAAATTCTTGTACCAAAATCAGGTAGATAATATCTACTACCTTTTCTAGTTAAAATTAAATGAAGTAAGTCAGTTCTTATTTCTTCATTAGACTCTTGTGTTAGTAACAAGTAATCTCCGACATTACTTTGTCTAAAAGGAAAACTTATTCCATATGTTCTACCATCTGCCATATTAAATAAATATAATGTTGTGAATTTTTGAATAAATAGATATAAAATAAAAAATCACTGATTTCTCAGTGATTTTTCTTGTAAGTTATTATTACCTCTTTCATGTCTTGGTTCGTAGGGACAATGTAAACAGCCGTTACCACAACAACTTCCTCTTCTTTCATGATAAGATTCAGTCATCACCATTCTACCTTGTTTATCATAATAAAAATCGGTTGGGAGTAACTTTGGTGACATAAACTCCCTAACAAATAACTCTTGTACCCAATCTTTTGATGCTCCTACATTCATTTTAATTATTCTTTCTAAGATTATAAAACGCTAACAAAACTTGGTATGTTAGCGTTATATCGTTACCCCATGTTACTTTCATGATTATACTATTTCACAAGCCCCACCAGCACAAGCCGCTTCACCTCTAAGGTCGGTGTTATCTTGTAACTCAATTACTTTTGTAAGATCAACATCTGTTAATGATTTAACTAATCTTTCAAAGTCTTCTTTTGTACAATCTTCAAAAGGTGCTTGAGTGTATGTTCCTCCGTTGTATGGTAAAACTGAAAGTCCGTTATAGAAGTCTCTATTATTCCACATCCATTCACCAACTAATTCCCACTCATCTTCTTTAATTGAAACTGTTGCGGATACGTTGTGAGTGTTTTGTCCGTTTCTATGTCCTGGTTTAATCCATTCTTGAGAAACTTTTTTAACTCTTTCCAACATCTGAAACACAGATTCATGTCTAACAATAGAACCTTCAGGTGCTCTCTGTGGTATAGTAATTACCGCAGTGTCGTGTGGTCTGAAGTATTCATCTTCAATTAACTCAGGATGGTTAATTGCAAGGTAAGAATAAATTGATTCATTTTTACCAACACGGATTCTTCTTAGGTAATAATCATTATGCCATGCGTGAATTCCTGATGATGTTCCCAACACCAATGATGAGGTACCTGATGGTTTAACAGTTGTTGTTCTTGCCGATTTATTTATTTTGATAAG